TTTAAACGTAACCTCTATGTTAGGTTTGTTCACGACAATGGGTTGTTGAGCATATTCGGATGGGGTATTTGGGATGGGGACAACCTAAAGGACAACAGCCTAGGGGTTTCCGGTAGGCTAATCCCTCTTAGTTATGTGGATAACCTGTATGACGAAGATATTTAAACCTAAACAAATTTGGATACAGGCTAACGGAAAGTACGCCGTAGTTATACGGACAGAGGGTTACGGTTTATACCCCCTAATATGCGATAGGAATTACGCAACTTTCAGTTATGCTTCAAGATATGCGGCTGCTCTTGATGAGGATAAAGCTAGATGTTGGGGGGCGTATGATTTAAAAGGAATTATTTGCGTTGGTGGAGGAGAGTATAACCTGATAACTTTGGTTAGGGATAATCTTTATGATGACGATGAATAATTTTAAAGAGAATTTTAACGAGTGGAAGGACATAATACTAGCTAAGGCCTACCACGACAGGGTAGACTTTGCCCTGTTCATAAAGGACCCCGAACAGTGGGAATATAAAATCATAGGAAAGGAACTGGGAAAAATGTCCGAGGAAAATTGCTGCAACGTGGAATGTGCTTGTGCTTCGACAGAACCCACTGCCGAGGACCACATGGAAAACTTTAAAATAATGGACTGCCATAATGTTTCTCAAGCCTACAATATCCAGTCCAAGGTGTACAAACCCTCCCATTACACCAAGTACAAGATCGAGCCCATTACCTTCATCATGGCTAACGGGTTCAACTTCTGGCAAGGGAGCATCATCAAGTATGTCGCAAGGGCGGGGCTTAAACAATATGATGGCATGACCCTTGAAGAGAGTGAGATTACGGACCTCGAAAAGGTTCGGCGGTATGCTGAAATGCGTATTAACCAGATCAAAGGAAAGGAAATCTTGTGATGTTGGATATTTTTATAGGTTCCGTATCACTTTTTATTAGTGTTTTAACCCTATCGGCGGCAAAGAAAAGCTTCGACACAGGCTTTCCCTTTTGGTGGGTTCTTCTAGGATTGGCCCTATCAGTGCTAAACTTTGTGGCTGGTCTATACCTTATCGTTCAGGGAGCAACTGCACTATGATGTTCTTTATCAACAGTATCTTACTGGCTTGTCTGGCAGGGTGGTATTTCGGGAAAAGAAAACTGGGCTCTTTCCTGTTCTTTGCTATCCTTTGGATTATTAACTTTCACTTCATGATGGCACTACAACCTTAACCACACACACAAAAAGAGAAAAGGAGACTTTAACCATGTTTAAATTCATTGACGAGTACCGACAGCATAGGGAAATAAAACAACTCAAGTCCGAACTGTTCAAAACAAAGGGACAGTTTGACGATATGGCTGATATTGCCCAAGAACTGTCAGACGAACTTCACCTTGTCAGAGGAAAGATGTTCGAGTACAAGACCCAAGTGATGCACCTGAACCGTGTTCTTGCCAAAAAGAACAGGAAAGTCAGGAACTTGCAGAAACAGATCGAAGAGGGCAAGCCTTCCAAGCCGAAGGTCTTTGATATGAGCAAGGCCTCAACTCGCTAGAGGGGATTGTTCCCTTTAAATTGGCTAGGGTATAATTAGGGTATGTGTAATTCTCGATATAAAGGTTATCCGGTATCAATTGACTCAATCCTCACCGAGGAATATGATGTTGACGATATGGAATTAACCCTTGAGGATTACCATACCTCCCTAACCAATCTAAGGAAACTATCTTCCAATGACCCTCCCAACGATCAAGGAACTGGAACTACGGGCAATGAAGTACGAGTACACCCTACAGAAGCACATGAACCTGTACTTCAAGGACCCGAAGAAGAACAAAACTGACTTCAAGATTGCTATTCGGGCCAGCAAAGAAGCTAACAAACTTTGGCGTAAAGTAGCCTTTTTGGAACGACAGAAATTTAATCCTTGGGACAAGTAGCCCTAACCTAAAATGAGCCAAAACCCGTATAAAATATGTGTTGGTGATGTTTACCAAGACAACGGTGGACTTTACTCTAAGGTTATGAAAGTAGACCTTTATAGGGGTGTATTTTATACAACGGGAAACTACCACACAATATCGGGTGCTGGAGAGGATACCGAAACAAGTACCTCAGAACATTGCCTTCTCACTGGGAGATATACTACACTTAGCATAGAAAGATTAAATATAGACCTTACCAAAGGTCCTGCGAAAAGGACATACAGGGACAATTTATATCATGAAGATGCCTGAATTTAAACCTTATAAGTACCCTCGGGATTCTTGCAGGGCTGGCGATATCGTAGGCCATAGTATGTCTGGAATTATATGGTATTGTAAAGTTATCTCTGTAACAGAGGATGATAGTGTTTCCCTAACTCATGGTTACAGAGACATAGGGGAATGTCTAAAAGACACTAAAATGGCTCGGATAAATACCGGACTAAGCCAGTTTAATCTAGGTATCGGGTACAGACCAGTTAGGGATAACCTATATGACTTTTAATCCGTATAACCCTTATAATGTTAAGGTAGGCAATGTCTACAAAGACGTTACCGATGAGTATTCCAAGGTTAGTTCGGTGGATGAAGAGTCAGGTTACTTCTACACTGGGAAGAATTGGACTAAAAAAAGAGTATGCAATGGAAGATATCCCTTGTGATTCCAACAAACATAGTCTTAAAACAGGAATCCTTCTTTCTAACCTTACGGTTGACGTATCACAGTTTACACTGGACCTAAAGGTAAATTACAGTTTAAGAGATAACCTATATGACGATTAAACACTTTAGAAACAGGTATAAAAGGGCCAGACGACAATCCGTAAACGTGCATAACAGAAAGTACCTTGGTCCTGTAATGTTTATTGACGATAAAGAGGTGCGGGAGAATCTTTATGACTACGAATGACATACCAGAAGTACGGGTTGGAAACGTATATCGTACAATCGATAAAAGCTCCTACACCCGAGTTATGAAGATAGATAGGGCGTTAGGTGTATTTTGGACCTGTACCAACAATGAGACATTGGAAGGGGCTTGCACGGAAATAAACTGTTTTGATAGTTGGAGGCATGATTTAAAATCAGGGCAATACTTAAGCCGCAATTCACCCCAACATCATGTTGATATAACCAAAGTTATAGCCTATAAATCAGATAATATGTACGATGAAGGGGAAAATTTAGTGCTTAGCTATTAAAACTCGGGGTCCTCAATATACAGGGTTTGAGTTTCAGTCTCTATAGCGTCCCTCGTTACCTTATCAAAGACACTCTCAGCACTACTAAACTCTTTAAAGGACCATTCGGAAGGGGTATCATCATCATATAAATCTTGAGCAATAACCACATACTCGTTGGTTATCTCATCCTTGATTAACTTACAAAAGATACCAAACCCTTTAAAGTATTTGATTGTCTCTTGTCCATCACTATCATCTATGTGTTCTGCCATATGAAAGATATAGTATGCCTGTGTTTAAAAATCCAATAACGATTTTACTTGACATTTACCAGAAAGTATGTTATTGTGGTAGAGAGTTTAAAGCATTGAAGCTTTAAAGACTACCCACACTAACAGTAGTTGTATGTTCACTGACTTAAAACCTTTTAAAGTATTAAGATAGTTACTGACAGCCTCAGTAACAACCAAGCCTTTATACTTTTAAAGGTTTAATTTTATAAGAAATTAGACGTAAGAAGTGTGCCACGAGTGGCCCTCCCTTACTTTACCTGTTACCTTTTAAACTCTTCCCCTCTGTTAATAGAAAAAGGGAATTAAAATGTCAAAAGAATTACTTTTCTCAGTCACAGCCAAGGATTGTGATTTTATTTTTCAACGGGGCCGAGGTAACGGGGGTCAGAAGAAGAATAAAACCAATTCAGCTTGTATTTGTAGGCACAAAGAGTCGGGGGCCGAAGGGTACGCAGAAGATAGTCGGTCCCAATTGGACAATAGGCGGTTGGCTTTTAAAAGGATGGTGGAAACACCAGCTTTTAAGGCTTGGCATAAGCTTGAAATAGCAAAAAGAACAGGACTTCTTAAACAGGTTGAAGAGGCCGTTGATAAAGCCCTTAACCCTAAATTTATTAAGACGGAAGTTAAAGATGAACGAGGTCTTTGGAAAGAAGAAGAGGTAATTTAATGTTATTTCGTATATGCTCGGACCTACACCTTGAGTTGGGGAATTACCGGAAAGACCCGACCAAACCTTGGGAGTATAACTCCTACACAGTTCTTGACAAAACCGATAACGACAAGGAACAAACCCTTTTGCTGGCGGGGGATATCTGTGAGGCTGTTACCCGACCTGAACACTATACCCCTTTCTTCGGGGAGTTGAGTGAACGGTTTAAACGGGTATTCTATGTACCCGGAAACCATGAGCATTACAGGGGAAGCTTTTTCCAGACCCACCCCACCCTCAGAGAGAACCTTAGTAATTTTAAAAACATACGGGTAATGGACCGTGAGTATTACGTATTCGATGAGAATTACGTTATTCATGCAGCCACCCTTTGGACTTGCTTCGGGGATGGAAAGTATATTGAACATGCCCGTTATGGTATGTCAGACTATCGCTATGTGAGCTATGTTCACGGGGAGCCCCTTCAACCCGAGCATACCCTTAAAGTCCATCAAGAGACAGTTGAAAAAATGTGTGAAAGTTTAAAGGATTCCAAAAACTGGAACCTCAAGATCATTTGTATGACCCACCACCTTCCAAGTGAAAGGAGTGTGGACAAGGAATTCGAGGGAAGCCCCCTTAACTACGCCTTCTTTTCCAACCTTGAGCCTGTCATTGAGAAGTTTAAACCCCTTCTATGGGTCCACGGCCACACACATAAGCCTTGTGATTACAAGATCGGGGATACTCGTGTGGTAGCCAATCCTCTAGGATACGGTTTCGGAAAAGAAAATAAAAACTTTAATGAGTCTTTAATTATTGAGGTTTAGACTGGATTATGGAAAAAGAAGGAGAACGATATGTTTAAAAGTGAAATTCCCAAACTTCTAAAGGAAATGGAAGAACACTCCGAGAATTTTGAGGCACACTATATCAATGGTAAAGGCCCGTATTATATCCTGCACACTCCGACTGGACGAGCATATTGGACCTGTAGCGGGCTTTGGTTTTATGGCTTGTATTATATTCTTGATAGAAATAAAATTAGGCATACTAGGAAGGTTCATTTTACCTTTGCTGATAAGGTTCGATTTCATTTTGCCTATAGGAAATTAAAAGCCAAGCTTAAATCAGACCCAGAGCAACAGACAGCATCTCTTGACATTTAAACTTAACAATGCCCAACACTAAACGCAAGAGGGTTAAACGACTACGGGATGAGGCCGTTATCCGGCAAGGGAACAGGTGCTTTTACTGCGGGGAAGTTTTTGACGAAGCGAACTTGCCAACGGCAGATCACCTACTACCTAAATCCAAAGGCGGTTTAGAGACAGAGGCTAACATTGTAGCTGCCTGTCACCCTTGCAATCAGGATAAGGGCAATATCGACTTAATAGAATATCTAAATGGAGAAGATGGTGGGGAAGTTATCGGCTGACAAAAAGCAAATGAGGGACCTTCCGTGTAAGTCTTGTGGTTCCTCGGATGCACTTGTGCTTTACTTGGATAAGGATGAAGCTTACTGTTTTAGCTGTGGCAAGGCTTGGAAGAACTATCAAGGGGATAATGTTGTGGAAATTTCAAATACGGCTGCTTTTAAACCTCGTGAGATTTATACTCTTGCAGATGGCCCCCTTCCCCATCGGAAGCTTACTGAGGAAACCCTTGTTAAATTCGGAGTAAAGCTTAAAGTAAACTCCAACGGTGAAGCGGTAGGTATCGTATCTCCCTTCACTGACTATGACGGTAAGGTTATCGCTACAAAGCATAAGATTTACCCTCAAGAGGAGGGCGGGAAGAACAAGTATTGGTGTGATGGGCCCATTGACGATGCTTGCCTGTTCGGGATGGACAAGTTTGCAGGGGGTAGGAAGTACCTGACCATTACCGAGGGTGAAGAGGATGCTATGGCCGCTTGGCAAATGCTCGGCAAGATATCCAACGTGGTGAGCCTAAAGAATGGGGCCAAGAGTGTTAAGGCTTGCTTCCAAGACCTTCAAGTGTACGACTGGGTAAACTCTTTTGACCAGATCGTGGTGTGTGTGGACAATGACGAGAAGGGTAGGGAGGCAAAGGCTGACCTTGTGGAAATGTTCAGCCCCGAGAAGGTCAGGGTAATGAAGTTGCGTCATAAAGATGCTAACGTGTACCTGATGAAGGGTTTGGACAAGGACTTTGAACGGGACTGGTGGGCCGCTAAACCCGAGATTATGGAGGGTATCAAGAACGGTGCTGACCTCGAAGAGTGGGTGTTCACCCCCGATGAAGTAGAGAGTATCGACTGGCCTTACGAAGAGTTAAACCGTATGTTGCTTGGTATCCGCATGGGGGAAATGACTGTCCTTAGTGCGGGGTCAGGTGCGGGTAAGACCCTTGTTATGTGCGAGTTGGTCCATTGGCTGTTGGAAAAGACCCCTCATAGTATCGGGTGCTTGTTCCTCGAAAACTCTGAGGCCAAGACTTCAAGGGACCTTGTGGGTGTGGCTATGTCCTATCCCTTACGCTTTGCAATGCAGAATAAGCACACCTACGAACAGGCTGTGTTTGAGTATGACGCTTTAAAGGGCAGGGTTGGAGCCTTTGTTCAAGACCGTAAAGATGCTTTTGACAGGAGCCTTGGTTCAAAGCGTATCTGGACTATCGGGGATAAAGACTTTGGAATGAACAACATTGAGAGGGTGATTAACAGGGTGCGGTATATGGCTAAGGTTCTTGGCTGTAAATATATCTTCCTTGACCATATTTCCATTATTGTTTCAAGCCAAGAGGCGGGGGATGAACGCAAGGCCCTTGACGAGATAGCAACGAAGCTAAGGATGCTGGTTCACGAGTTGAATATCCACCTGTTTATGGTCAGTCACCTTCGGAGGCCCCAAGGCAAGAGCCATGAAGAGGGCGGTAAGACCTCCCTTTCCGACTTGAGGGGTACGGCTGGTATCGGACAATTGGCAGATACGGTTATCGGCCTTGAGAGGGATGGTCAGAATGAGGACGAACAGATTAGAAACACTACTTTACTCAGGGTTCTTAAGTCTCGGTTTACTGGGATTACGGGTCCTTCTTCATATCTATTTTTTGACAAGAACACGTACCGCCTTACGGAAGTTAAAGGCACACCACAAGTAGAGAACGTGGACGGAAAGGATGGGCCCGTATTTGACCTGTCCAAGTTTAGCGGGGTGGAGCCCTAGAAGCAAATGGACTTTCTCATCATACTGATATCTTTAGGAGTAACCGTTTATTTCATAAGAAATGCCCTGTCTCCTAAAGAGCTTTTTAGGGATGCGGATAGAGTGATTGATAGTGTAATGGAGGATGTTGAACTTGGGCTGATATACTGGGATGATAAAAAGGGGGAGTACGTTCGGGATGTAGCCAGATCACTTAGCCATCCAAAATACAAGAACCGGACAGGTCAACAACGGTTTGAATTGGATGGGTGGGGTGTTACCGCCTATGGCTACAAAGTAAAAGACAACTTATATGATGATGATGAATATGAAAGAAAGGAAGTATAATCATGGCTATTGATAATCTGTATCCTGATACCCTTACTCCCGAACAGAGTGTGCGCCTACAGATAATTAAGACGTTTTCAGACTCTATTGATTACAGCGATTTTGATAAGGAATACGTGAAATCCCTGAACAAGGTTGTTGATTGGGTGATTAATGGCAAGTAATAGTAACGATCAAGTTTACGTGGACAATCTTCAAGATGTTGCCGATGTAAGCATACTTAGGTTTAAGCTTCTACAACTGGCTCTCGATAATGCCAATAACCTTAATATTCATGGGTTTCATGATGTTAGGGCGGCGGCTGATAATTGGGAAAAATATATCAAGAATGGTGGCGCATATTAAGAATGGGTTTAAGGACAGGAGAAATACTTTTTCTTCGATGGTGTAGGATTTTCACCTTTGTAATTTCTATAATTAGTTGCGGACTACTGGGACTGGCATTCTATCAAACAGAGAACCCATCCTTTGCTTTATTCTTAATGCTTTGTGTTATTTTTACTTATCACATTAGACCTATCCGAAAGAACAAAATAATTTTTGGAGGGGGAAGGATTAACCGATGGTAATGGAATTACTTAACGACCTTTATCTTCAAGCCCAAACCCATATTAAGGCTAACCCGTTACTTACTGCGGGCATGGGTACAGCGATTATCGGTGGTGCTATCATGTACCTCCGTAATATCCCCCGCCGTATCTATAACTTTTTTTATAGGACTCTCACTATTGATTTTACGATTAATACCAAGAACTTCTCCTACGAGAATATTTTGAGGGTCCTCAACGATCACCGGTTTAATGTCCTTTCCAGAACCTACTCTATTGGGTATAAACGCTCGGTTGGGGGGGTTGCCCAAGAGTATTGGGAGGATTACGAAAATGAAGAGGACCCCGCGAAAGACTATATTATACCGGGGTATGGTGTATCTTGGGGACGGTATAAAGGCGTATTCTTCACTTTTGTAAAAACTCAACTGGAAAAGCAGGGGTCTATCGAGGACCAAGTGGATATCACCTTCTTTACTCGTAAAAAAGGTATCCTTGACAAGCTGCTTAAAGAGGCTGAGTCCTTTGAGAAGGTAGAAGATAATCTGGTTATCCGCACTTCTAGTTCCTCGGGTCATTGGCATAGCAAGAATATTCTTTCCAAGCGTCCCCTTACTTCAGTGTTTTCCAACGCTGGTGTTAAAGAACGTATCCTTAAGCGGTTCAACGATTTCTCCAAGAACCGTAAGTGGTATACTACCCGAGGCATTCCCTACAAACTGTGCCTTATCCTTGAGGGAAAGCCGGGCACTGGCAAGACCTCCCTTATTAAAGCTTTGGCCTCCGAGACTAAACGGGATATTTATTATATAACTTCCCTTTCTTGCTTTTCCTCACTTTGCAACAGTGTGGGCAAGAACGCCCTGATCGTTATTGAAGATATCGACACTATGGAGGGTATGCACAAGAGACAGAACGAGGAAGAAGAAGAGGATGATGTTGCTTCCGCTATCGCAGCAATGAACGGGGAGAATGTCATACAAATTAAACAACAACAGCCAGTATCTCTTGTCACTCCCCAGTCCAAGCTTCAAGAGGTTCTTAATACCCTTGACGGTATGCAGACCCCCGAGGGTGTTATCTTCCTCATTACCACCAATCACCTTGAGGCCCTTGACCATGCCTTTAAACGCCCCGGCAGGGTAGACGAGATATTCCAGATCGGGCCCCTTGAGTTTGAGATTATGTCCGAAATGTACTCTGTGTTTTATGACGGTAAAAAGTTGGAAGGTATCGCTAAGGAAGAGTATGTTCCTATGGTTGGGGCCAAGCTTCAAGACCTCTTTCTCAACAACGATGCGGATAAGGTTATCAACCTGTTGAAGGGATAATCCACAGATGCCTAATCGTAACGTCATTCTCGATACGGAGTGCAACGGGCTCCGACCTACTAAAATTCATTGCATTGTTGTCCTTGATATAGACACCAAAGAGGTATTTTCATTTGTCCAAGAAGAATGTTACACCAAGTTTCCGAAGTGGTTTAAAGAAGAAGTTAAAGCTATTTATGGTCACAATCTTATTGGCTACGATATTCCTTACGTCCTTTCTGGCCTGTTACATCTTGACATTGAGTTATCTTCTGTCACAGACACCCTTATTCTTTCTCAACTTTCCTACTCCGACAGGTATATAAAGGACGTACTGTTCTATGGCGGGGAGGAACGTATTCCCAAGCACTATAAGTTTATCCTTCGGGATAAACCCCACTCCCTTGCAGCTTGGGGTATCCGTGTTGGGCGGTATAAACCTGATATCGACAACTGGGATGAGTATACCCCTGAAATGCTCAACCGATGCACTGAGGATTGCTTCATCAACCTCGAAACCCTTAAACGGTTGACAAAGGAACTGGAAGGGTTTAGTCAATACAGCATACGGCTTGAACACCGTGTGGCTCAGATCATTAATGAACAGTGCCGTTACGGGGTTAAGCTGGATAAACGTACCGCTGAGGAAATGTACCACGAGTGCAAGCGTAAGGCTGACATTGTAAGGCAAGAGATTACCAAGGATATCCCCCCGTTTGTCTACCAAGGGGAAACGGTAGTGCCTAAAATCAAAGAGATTAAGGTGTGGACAGGAGAGTACGAGGTGAGCCCCACCACTGGCCGCAAGGTCAAGGTGTATGAAACCCACAAGGTAATCTCTTCACAGAACAAGGGATACAAGTTAATCACCGAGGCGGGGTTCCCTATTCGGGGCCCCTACTCCCTTATCGAAATTGAACCGTTTAATCCTGACAGTGCAGATCAACGGCTTAAGGTCCTTAATTCCTGTGGCTGGAACCCCGTTAACTTTAATAAACCCTCGGAGAAGATGAAGAAAGAGGGCAAGAAACGGGGCAACCCCAAGACCACCGATGAAGAGAACCTTGACACCATTCCTGATAGTGCCCCTCAAGGCATTAAGAAGCTTGCCCAGTACATCATGTACACCAATAGGCATAGGCTGGCGGCTTCTTGGATGGAGTTGTCCGAGAACTCCGAGGGACGGATTTATGCTTCTGTTAATTCCATCGGTACTCCTACTGGACGTATGCGACATTATGAGCCAAACTTAGGCAATATTGTTTCTGTTGAGGATGTAGATAAGTTTAAGCCGGATGAGGTTTCCAAGTTCCTTGAGCTTAAATCCAAGGGGGATTTCTTTCCTATCCCCAGTGGATATCCCTACGCTGGCAACCTCCTTAAATGGAAGGCTGGCTCCAAGCCTGTAGTCCTTCTTATTGGAGAGCAGGGGAAATACGGTTGGGAGTGCCGTAAGTGCTTTACCGTTTCCAATCCCGATTTATACGAACTTGTAGGTTTTGACGCTGCCAGTTTAGAAATTCGTATGTTGGCGCACTACATGAATGATAAGGCTTTTACATATGAAGTTCTAAACGGAGATATCTACACCAAGATACAGGAGGCAGTAGGGCTTCCCACCCGCCGCAAGGCAAAGGAAACCATGCTGGCCCTTATCTACGGCGCGGCTGATACCAAGCTTGGGTCTGTTAATGGTACTAACGCTAGGGGTGGACGGATAATCCGAGAAAAGATTATGGACTTCCTGCCTGAACTCAAGAAGCTTATCGAGAGGGTTCAGCGGGAGGCTCAAACAAAAGGGTATCTGATTGGACTGGATGGAAGGAAATTATGGGTACGTAAGCCTCATGCGTCCCTTAATACTCTTTTGCAGTCGGCTGGTGCTATTGTTATGAAGAAGTGCCTTGTGGATGCTTACAAGGAAATTAACCTTAAACAGCTACCCGCTAGGTTTGTCTTAAACGTACACGACGAATTCCAACTCGAAACAATGAAAACTGTATCAGATGAAGTGGGTAATATCTTGGTTAGTGCTATTGTCGCTGCTGGTGTTTTCTTTAAAATGAACATTGAAATGGGCGGCGAGTACCGTAAAGGTAGTGCTTGGTGCTATACCCACTAAAGATTTTTCTTGACATTTTTCATAACTTATGCTATATTGGATTATGGTTTTAACAAAAGGGAATTAAACATATGGGACTGATCACTGGCAAGTGCATGTGGGCAAAGGTTATGCCCCACCAACTCGACAAGAAATACGCCAAGGAAAAGACTGGCGGTATCTGGTCCATCGACATTGTGGTTGATGAGCAGAACCGCAAGGTCCTTAAAGAGGAAGGCCTTGAGCATCTTATCGTCAAGAAGGACGATGGGACCGAGACTATCAAGTTCAAACGGAATGAACTGCAAAAGGCTACTGGCAAACCCAACAGCCCCCCGAAGGTTGTTGATGCCAAGAAGAAAGAGATTGTTGCTGGCAAAGATAACCTCTACGGTGACTTTGAGATTGGCAACGGTTCTGAGGTAGTCATTTCCTTTACCACGTACACTGGCTTTAAATCCAAGAAGTACGCAACTCTTCAAACGGTTCAGGTTATCAAGCTTAACAAGTTTGAGCGTAAGGTAGCCAACTCGGGTATCGACTACAACATTAAGGAAGTTGACGGTGGTTTCTCCATCGAAGATGGAGCCGAGGGTGATGATGATACTCCTCCGTGGGAAGATGCAAAGGAAGCAGCCAAGGTTTAAGCCGCGCAGCGAAAGCCTCCTTCCAAGTTATCGGGGTAATCTTGGGCGCAACAAAACCCCGTTTTAACCTCTAAACGAAAGAGAGAACTAGTATGTATACGATTATGTATATCGGTAAAACTGATAAGGATAAGGTTGAGAATATCGGCATGGATGGTGGAATTTTTTCTACCAAAGCACAGGCAGAAAAAACCCTTATGTCTTACCTCCACGATGGGGTGTATGACGCTGATGAATACGCTTACACCATTGTTGAGGTTTCCAAACCTGTTTGGCAAGTATACGAATCTCCCGAGGTAAGCTATACCGCCAAATCTTTCACCCCCAAAACTGCAAAGCCCAAGACCACTAAGGGCAAAGGGACTAAGCTTAAGGCAGTAAGTTAGCCGAGGTGAGGGGCTCTGCAAGGCGAGTGGAACGTCTTGCATCCCCAACTTCTAGGTTTGGAGGGTGAACCTAGTGGCCAACAAAACCCTCTTTTTATTTCTTAGAGTTTGAGAGGCGTAATCAGAGCCGTTGAAAGCCGAGTCCAGATAGGTAGCTAGGGCGCAAGCCGTGGAAGTGCCGTTTCTCGCGGACATAAACTGGGATGGAGCTAGCCTATAAGCCCAGACCTCTCATTTCCTTTTTAAAAGGATTTAGTATTTTTGACCAAAGACCTTAAAGACCTAATCCCCGCCATCCACGACCTTTTCAATTCAGAAAAGGAACATAAGCCCAGTGATGCTAACCTTACCAAGCTCAAGGACGGTATCGCTGACGCTGTGGCTAAGGCCCTTGCCAAGGAACGGGATAAAAAGGAAGGGGATGATGGACTCTATATGAGTTCCATCGGAACCCCTGCCCGTAAGCTTTGGTATCAGGCGCGGGATAAGGGGTCCCGTTCTGGTAGGTTTAAACCCGAGGGTCTTATAAACTTTCTGTACGGTTCTATCCTTGAAGAGGTAGTTCTATTCCTCTGTAGGGAGGCTGGCTATTCTGTTACAGATGAACAGAAGAAGGTAGAGGTTGATGGGGTCAGGGGCAAGCTCGATGCCAAGATTGAGGGTATCCCTGTTGATATCAAGTCAGCATCCAATCGGGCCTTTGATAAGTTTAAAAACGGGACCATCTACGAGCAGGATGATTTCGGGTATCTGGCCCAAGTAAGCGGATATGCAGAGGCCGAGGGTACGGATGAAGCAGCCCTTCTTGCGATCAACAAAGAGAATGGTCAGCTTTGCCTGTTGGAAGTAAACCACCTTGAGATGGTGGACGTTAAGCCTTTGATTAAGGACTTAAAGGAAAAGGTCAAGTCAGAGGTTAAACCTCCTCGTTGTTATGATGATGAAAAGGATGGGGAGAGTGGGAACAGGAAGCTTGGAAAGCAATGTACTTACTGCCCCTATAAGTTTAACTGCTGGTCAGACGTTAACGGTGGAAAAGGGCTGCGGGTATTCGACTATTCCGACAATCCCCGCTACCTTACTAAGGTAGTACGTGTTCCCAATGTTACCGAGATAACTCCAAAAGGATAACTTATATTAACATTGCTACTCAAAATCTGTGGAGGCACATGGCTTTTAAGGTGATTGCTGGTGAGGTCACTAACGAGAAGGGCTTTACCAATGGGGTTATTCTAAAGGTTAATACTGAGACTGGGTTTACTTGGCGGCTTGTGGAAGATAAGGATGGGTCCTATAAATGGGAAAGCGTAAAGTAAAAGCCCGTTCGGGTTTTGAAAAGCGGATTATGAAGGACCTTGACAAACGTAAGGTCAAGTACGAGTATGAGCCCTATCGGTTGTCCTATACCGTTCAGCGTAAATATACCCCCGACCTTAAACTTCCCAATGGTGTTCTGGTAGAGGTCAAAGGTAGGTTCACTTCGGCAGACAGAACCAAGTTCCTGTCGGTTAGGGACCAGCATAGGCATGAGGATATCCGGCTGTTGTTCCAAGCTGACAATAAACTAAACAAGAATTCCACCACCCGATACTCCGACTGGTGCGATAAGCACGATATTATCTATCATGTGGGAAACACGGTTCCTGATGAATGGCTGAAATAAAAGACAACCTTCTGGAAGAGTTTAAGAATAACCCTAGGTCCTTTAGGAGAACCCTCAGCGATTATGGATTATTTTGCAGACTCCCAATTGAGGGGTCAGACGATTACCGAAATGAAGAGATAACAAGGATTAAATACTTCTGGCGTTGGGTGATAGACCGAGCTATATTAGATATCATAAGCACCCATAAATACACCAAAGAGGGGGTAAACTCCATCAATTGGTTTATGGGTACGGACAAGAGCCAAGGAAAGGACTTTAAATTTATCTGTCATTTGGCAGACCTTGAGCCCGAGTTGGTGTATAAGTATATGTTGAAGATTAAACAAGCCAAGGATGAATTAACCCAAAACGGCCAAGTGAATATTTATGAAAAGAAAAAGCAATAACGTGGTCTATATGAACACTCGTTCCAAAATCCCCAATTACCTTACCGACAAAAGAGCCAGTAATCAACTTGCTAAACGTATTGAGCAGTTTTGGCACAATAAGGGCTACCTGTCGGTTAAAGCTTGGGTTGAAACTCACCAAGGAATTGATGGGTCCAAGACTCACATGGTCCGTTCTAACATTACGTTTACCGTTCCCACTAAAGAAAGTTTGGAGAAATAGTATGTCCCAAGAATCCGTTAGATACGATACCCTTATGCACATGGTCAACGAGCAACTGGATAAACTCAGCAACAAGGCGGCAAAGCAAATGCGCTCTACCCTTGAGGGTGTAAAGGAATTTCATGAGGCCTTCGGCCACCCTGTTAAGGACAGTCCTGATGTTTCAGACCATGCCCTTAACGAACTTCGGGTTAAGCTTATCCAAGAGGAACTAGATGAATTGAAAGAGGCTCTTACCGAACAAAGCAAGGTAGAAACCCTTGATGCCCTGTTGGATATCCAATATGTTCTGGACGGTGCTTTCCTTGCCCTTGGCTTCCATCGGGTTAAGATGGAGGGCTTCCGCAGAGTCCATGAAAGCAATATGTCCAAGCTTGGCCCTGACAATAAACCCATCCTCCGAGAGGACGGTAAGGTTCAAAAAGGACCTGACTTTAAACCTGTGGATTTGAAGGACCTTTGCTAAGGTTTGTTGAATACTGTATTTTAATTTTAATCTGTTTAATCGTAGTGGTATCAGAGATACTGCACGTTATGTTTATGTTGATTGAGAAGGGGTATGACCTCCGCATCTACTAGTGTTACTGGTGTTTGGGTTGGTCCAAATACAGTCTCTATTTGGGATACTAGTAGTGTGGTATACACCACTAAGGCAACCATACAGCCCTTTGGACCGGGATATTGGTCCCTTGATTGGGTTAAAGCACCGGACAATCCGAAAAGGGGGGATATGCTGGTATTCAACGGCAAGGAATGGGAGTTTAAACCTCACAAGAAAGATAATTTGTATGACTAAAACAAAAGACCCTTCTGGCTCTGATGGTTTAGAAGGATTAAAGTGGTTTGATGAGTTCAATAAGAGCAGGGCTAAGTACGGAAATAAAATTATTCCATTGGGGTTTGCCGTTACCCTAGAAGCCCTTGAGGATGATTTCTTTAGCAACAAAAAGAAGAAGAATAAAATAAGGGATAACCTGTACGATGAAGATGAATGATGAAGATGTTATCGGCATTACCGCAGGGGTGTTTGACTTACTCCACGCTGGTCATTTGCTAATGTTGGATTACGCCAAGCAACACTGTGACTACCTTATCGTGTGTGTTCAAGTAGACCCTTCCATGTATCGGGCTGAGAAGCAAAGGCCCACGGAAACTATCTTTGAAAGATATGTTAGGCTTGAGGCTTGCCAGTATGTTGACAGGGTAATTCCCTACGAAACCGAGGAGGACCTTGAGACTATCCTGAACACTTGTCAATACGACATTAGGTTTATCGGGGAAGATCACAAAGGCAAGTCCTTTACGGGGGATAGTATCAGACCTGAAACCTTTCACTTTAATCCTCGTTCCCACAATTATTCCTCTACGGAATTAAAGGAACGGGTTAAAAAGGGCCGTAAGGAAATTAAACGTCCTGAGCCTCGGGAAGCTGAGGAGCCGTTTATTGTAGGTCCGATTGAAGTGGACGATACCCGAATGGATGGCTATATTAAAAAGAAACTTTTAGAAGAAAGAATGGAGGGAAAGACCGATGGTAAAAAAAGCAAAGCGACTTCCAAAAAGGGGAAATAGCAAACTCAAAGGCTTTTTGAAAGATATCCGAAAGCTGTTTAATAAACTCGCTAAGAAGGTACAGTAATGGGAAATATCCAAGGCAAAGTGTGGGGGTCTACTGTGATGGTGGCCCAAACCAAGGACGTTGAAATGGCCCATATCAGGGTTAAACCCTCGTCCTATTGCTCGAAGCACCTACATCAATTTAAAAATAATATCTTCTACTGCCTCAAAGGTATCATGATTATCGAGGTTTGGAAGGCTGACAGGGCTGGCAATATTGATGAAACGGTATTGATGCCGGGGGCTTCTACGGAAGTATATGCAGGGGAATACCATAGGTTCAAGACCCCTACGATTGAGACTCTTCGCCAGCACTTCCCTGATTGGAGTGAGCATGATCGTATCGAGGTAATCGAACTGTACACCCGTCCTGCCATTAACCCCCTTGACATTGTTCGGGAGGAAGGCAAAGGTGGGGGCTCCCTTTATACTGTTAACCTTGAAGAAGTAAAGAATGGTTAGTCTCGCCATTGCATTACTGATAGTTCACTGTTATCCTGCGGGAGATTTTCCCCCTCTTGTAATGGGCCTTATTTTTCCTTGGGGTCTTATTCTTGATATAGTACTAGCAACTTTGTATAAAGAATACTGGGAGAAGAAAAAGTATTGCTTTAAGTGGTTGAGGGATGAAAAGGAGGACTGGATTGAACGGTGTGGCCATTGTTACTTTACTCATGATCGTGATGATAACAGGATTATGCACCCCGATTACCAATCTATCAAACAGGCCTTGGAACGGGTGAACAAAATAAGGGATAACCTCTATGGTTAGTGTTGCTCTTTGGTTCGGTTGGGCCCTTGGTGCTATAGCTGTCTCAGGGGCAATGAACACTTTTACCCGAGTTGTGGGTTTGAGTATCGTAGGCACGTTCACCCTTGCCATGATGGAGCATTACAATGTCTTTTAATGAATGGACCAACTACAAGTTTATCAAACAGACGGTTAACAAGTACATTCCCAAAGTTTGGTTCTCGGATTGTTATTCCTACTGTGATGATACTCGGGAATACATGGTTGAGAGTGCCAACGATGTTGTCATGTTTAAGTTTAGTGACCGCATTCCCCTTGGGAAAGAGGATAAGGCCCTTATTCTTAGTCATATTAACTTCTTTAGAATTAGACAAGGCCTTGAACCTGTAATGTTCATAGACTACAGGGACAATTTATACGAGGACTAGTGAAAACCTCTATTCCCCGCATCGGAAAGATAACCTTTAAGGATTCCAATATCTCGGTTATTCCGAGAAATTATGTGCGTTCCGAGGAAATAGAGGACGATATCCAACATATAATAGGCGTAATGCGTAATCCCAACGTAGATGATTACGTTTTTGTAGCTTTAAATAAAGGGGAAAAAGACTTCAAGTACGTGTTTCAAGGGAACCAAGTAACCTTGTTACAGCTACTTGATTACATTAAGACCACTATTCAGGTCTACAAGTAGGCTTCTAAACTTGTTATAGAACCCGTTGGGGTCCTTGCCTACCTTGGTCATGCCGAATTCATTAATCTGCCACAGGATTATATAACCCTCTTCCTTGTTCTTAACTTCATCTATAAGATCGAGGAGATAGTCTTTACCGTCTAACCGGACAGTGACAATGGCATGGTAGCCCCCTTCATCATCGGGGGAAAAGAAGTTTGGTTTAACGTACAGAAGGGTAAAGAATAGTTCGTCAGGCGTGAAGCCCATTTTCTTTAGAATCACATATTTGAGAATGGCAAAATCATCACAATCTCCCCTTTCCCGCACCAGAGTTTCACTTGCAGTAGCCCAGTATTCAGGAATCCCGTATACGTCCCAGTCTGAGGCGTATTCAATTCTTTCGTTAGCCCATTGGTTAATAGCGTACATAGCTTCTAGCTTCTGTTTCGGGGACGGAGTATTAACCTTTACGAATTCAAGCTTATCTTGAGTAGCCCGTTGGAACATAGCCCAAATGGTATTGGCCCGAGTCGGAACCATAACAAAGGATTTAGTGCTAAGGTATGTGCCTCCAACTACTCCTACCCACGCCATGGGGATAGCTATGATAAGGGCCAAGGCCCAGTCTCTAATTGTGTTTGTTAGCCTCACGTAACTTGTTCCTTTCATCATGGTAGTCCATAAGGGCCCTACGAATAGCAGAACAATCTTTAGTAATTACGTCATGGGCGCATGGCTTTTTGGGGAGGAGGGATAGTTCCCTAAGCATCTTGGCTTGGAATTCGGGAGAGTACGGGGTGGGGGTAATGGTGTAGGAAATATCAACGGTCTTGCAGGAACCGAGCATAAGAAGGGCTATGACTACAAGGCTAGAAACCCGCATCCCTCAACCTCTTTTCCAGATCATCAGGTTTAATAGGTTTAGTTTTGTCAATCTTCTTTTGGAGCTTCTTGGATTCTTTAAGGTTATCCAGTTGTTGTTCTTTTTTTCCAGATCGTTTAATCATCCAGAAAACACCTAAAAGGGCTACCAATGGAAGGAGCCCTTTAAGGAGGAAGGTGGAGATTAATTCAATCCCCACGGCAAGTTACTTCTTGATGTTGAGGGCCCCAAGGTGGATGAGGTCAAGAATCTTTTGGATAAACTTGTCATCAGCTTCCGTAGGGGTGAGTTTAGCGAGGAGGAGAAAGCCCCCAAGAACTTGCAACAGGGCTTGAACGATGCTTGCACCGTTAGCCACAAGATAGTTGATTACCGACATAATCATTTCCATAGTCTCTATACCTTTTCCTTTTCTAAAGCCTTCTTGAGTTTAAGGCTGAATAAATCATATACCTCGTTCAGGGTTCGAGGCGTATTCTTATTATAGAATACACTAGGATTAGCCTTGGCTTCAAGGGGGAATAGGTCCTTGGCTACCTTCTTCCCGCTGATATCCCTAGCAGAAATGAAGTCATGGGCCTTTCGGGGGCCAAGGAAATGAGCTAGGTAGAAGTCCGTATCGGAGAGGTTTTTATGGCCGTTCTTCTTTAAATACCGTTCATTCTCCTTGACCAGTTCACAGAACATAAGGGTGGAGTGTTCGGGGTTGGTTCTATCTCCGATATCCTCGATACCGTTCTTGGACCCATAGGTGTTAATCATGTTGGCCCAAGTGCTATCAATAAACTGGTACAGACCGAGGGCCGAGGAGGTCTTGGCCTTAGCCTTTACGTTGAGGGCAGACTCAATTTTGGCTATGCTGAGGGCAAGGGAGTAGTTGACTTTTTTCTTTTCAGAGACTTCCTTAATAATCTCCCTTACGTCCTTCGGGGGTTGTTTACCAGTTATAAACCCAACAATCTTTTTAATCATCGGCGTATCTCCGCACAGAACCCTTATCCCACTTACCACAGTCAGCACATTGATACCTGTTTCGGTAGGATAGGCCATTGGCGAGGGGGAGGATACCCCTGCTGTTCATATGGTAGGACCCGCAGACCTTGCACATACACGGTTCCTTTTCTCCATCGAAGTAGTGGATAAGTTTAGAACCATTGAGGGCCTTGGCCTTATGAAACAGCTTCTCTGTAATAGCTACGTCATTCTTTCCGTAGGTGGATATCTTTTGAAGGGCCTCTTTGTTCCCTGCCTTAGCCAGCACCCAATCCCTGTCAGGAACTTTAGTCTTTCGGGGGAGGCCATAGAACTCACAGATATAATCAAGTCCGTAGGAACTCAAGGCCAGCTTACCTTTTGAGGATTTAAAGACCTTGTACAGATCATCGTGGGGGGTTTGGGGAAGGATGGGGAGGCCGTGGAATTGAAGTCTGGTATTCAGGAGAGGGATATCAAACTCAGAGCCGTAGAAAGTTACCCAACCTACTACATCATCATCTGTTAGGATATCGTAGGCAAACTTGACAACATCATAATCATCTTGGAAGTCTTTCTTAAAGGCCTTGGTTTCGTGGATGGAGATACCTTTAACATCACCTACATCAAGGACCTTGTAGTTAAACGCAAGTAGGTAAGCGTTCTTTCCGTCAATCTTCTGTCCCCCGAATAAACCCCTGCCGGGGTACATATCGACCTTGCACTCTAAATCAAAAATAATAATCTTTTTACTCATGTGGCTTACTTACCCGCCTTTACATAATTATACTACACATTGAGAGTAGTTTGTAAGTGGTTAATTTTCTACAAATACCAGTCACTTTTAAAGCCTTTTTTGTCTTTAATTTTTATTCCAAGAGAAAGTAGGGTATTTTTAATCCTGTCTGCTTCCTCATAATTCCCACGCTTTCGGTGTTTGTTTCTTATTTTTAATAGTTTATCAACCTTCTTTCGGTAGTATGACTGAACCATATTCTTGAAAAGGTTCTTAAATACAGCCTTAGTATCTAGTTTGAGAAACAACCACCTAGTTTTCCACCAAGCGGAATACCTGAGTAATTTTAAATGTTTTAAATTCATTTAAATATTTATTGGGGTGTGTTGGGTTGTTCCAGCTTGGCCTTAATCATTTCTGAGTAGGTGGGGCGGGGCTTGTAGGTCTTTCTGTAGATATCCGCAGGGATACCATCACCAACAACTTCCACATTAAAGTCAAGGAGTTGGAATCCCATAAGCCGTTCAAGGTCCTGAACAAGGGCTACCAGTTCACCAGTGGTGGTGTACTTTTTACCAAGGATTTCCACTTGCATGTATTTGGGCCTACCGTCAGGGAGCTTGGCCCCAATGTCGGAAGGGATTTCCTCAAAAGAACAGTCAAACCCGAGCAGGGAGAAGTCACTGTAGCCCATAGCTTTAAACAAGGTAACGGCCCGTACAGCGGAACAAGAGCCACCAACCACGGACCACTTAACGTCATGTTTAAAGTATTCTTTGATATTGGCTACCTCGGCATCCCACAAAACCACGTTAGCTCCACTATCCAATAGGAGTTTGGTAACGGAGGGGTTAGTCATGGAGGCTACAAGGAACACCGTTTCCTTTGGAACCTTGTTAAACAGTTCCGTCCGTTTAATATTGTGGGTGCTAATACCCTCTACGTCCCGAGGGTCAAGAATAACACAAGCATCGGGAATAACACCCCCGTCAAGAAGGGTAGGCAGAGAGTGTTTGACACACACAATAAGAGTGCCAGCCTCTTGTTCCTTTTTCACAAGGTCCATATATTTCTTGGTGGAAGGGCCACCGGATGCTACAAGAACCCTGCCCTTGTTGGGGCGACAGATTTCAACCCTGCGGTGGACAAGCTTAAGGTTGGTGCTAATGTTCTTGTGAAGATGGGATTCATCCACACAGTCCTTTGCTTGAACCATAAAGGGCATGGGCTTACCGTCTGGCCCTTGCATTTGTACGTTAGTATTGGGGTTCTGCATCTTAACCATTTGATGGTTGTGTTGCCCCTGTTGCTGCTTGACCAGTTGTTGAAACTGTTCAGGAGTAAGTTGGACTTGTTGATGATTATTCATGGTTGTTTAATTCCTCATTGATAATATCTTGCTGTAGTTGTTTAACTTTAGACAACACTTCGATTTTATCGAAGTTCCACATTCTAAGGGAACCATCGACTTTATATTTCATGATGGAGATAACAAGGTGTTCTGCTGCCCTTTCTAACTCCTCTTCACTAGTCATCATAAAGATTATCCCTTTTGTTAGCCGTTAACTTTCTCAGTCTTTCAATTTCGTCAGCCATTTCATAAAGTATGGCCTGTAGTTGCATCCCCCAATTGTTTGTGTTAGATTCATCATCAAGGCTGCTTATTAGTCGCTCAATCTCCCTGTGCTTATGGCTATTCTCCGACACTTCTCTTCTCCATGCGGTCTACTCCGAACAGGGAGAATTCCCATTGGTCGGCAATACGGGCATCCCCGTAAATCTCTTTAACGTAGTTCTGTCCAAGCCTTACCATTTCGTAGGCTTTGTCTTTATTCCTTTTAGCCCACTCGATACCTTCCGAGATACCCCCGATGAAGATAAAAGGCTCAAGCTCCCCGTATACGTCAACGGAGTCCGTGACTACGAATCTACCAGCGTGAAGGGCATCCACAACCCTGTTTGTGTTCTTGTACATCTTGGTTTCATCCCCGCCAAGAGGAATGACTACGATATCGTGATTAAATATCTCAGCCTCCACCACCCCTTGGCCCCAAGAAATGAAGCTGGCATTGGGAACATCCACTTCTTGGTTGGTAATAACAGTGAGGTTTGTGAGGTCTTTGGCTATACCCACAAGGGGTTTGATGTTGGTGGAGTGTCCGTACCAAAGCAGTTTGGGATTGTCCAGATTGAAACGGGGAGGGTACTCGGGGAAAGTAATAGGGTCCTTCACAAGGTAGGGGGTCTTGCCAGTACGTTCTGCAATAAGTTTAAGAAGGGTGGGCCCGTTGCAGATAACGATATCTGCTTCCCTGTTCATAAGGTCATAGTGGCCCATAATCCTAGGGTTGTGTACGTGGCTGTCTGAGTTATCCATGGCGGTAGTGGCCCCCATAGACTTGAGAATCTGTATCATCTGTTGGTCGTATACAGGGTTTAAGTGCTTAGAAAAGCAATTAATGTCTGCGGAAGGGTCAATCTCAGCGGAGAAAGTAGCCTTATACCCCCGAGCCTGTAGCAGTTCACAGGGTTTAATGACCCGCATACGGTGGGATGCTAGGTTGGAGTTGGCGTGGCTTACCATATGTACGTGCTTAAGTCTCATTGTTTACTTCCTTGGAAAGAGGGCTATGTTCTTGGAGGCTCGAAGGAACTCATCGTATTTAAGGTTCTCTTCCATTTCGTAGTAGATATCACTGTGGGCACAGTTCTCGTACCCAATCATAAACGGCATTCCTTCCGTAAAATGCAAGGCCCCTATGTCGTATAAAGGGACATTCAATTCAGAGTGTTCAGGAATGAAGTTCCACCGTTCATTGAGGGAACCTATGTTGGCATCCCCTCCCGTTACCCATTCAAACTGGTGGAAATAGGAGCCGGGTAGTTCATTAACCTTATCCTTGGTCAGGGCTTTAACGTCAGGGTGGGAGAGGTTAAACATCATAAGACTGGACCACAGTTTCCGCTTATACGGGTGCTGCTGCATACCGTCCATTTTAACTGCCCTTAACGGAGTGTAATCATGTTTAACCACCGCTACAGGCTTATCCCGCAGAGCCCTTTCAGCCTCTTTAAACAATTCTGTCACGTCCTGTAGGAACACAAAGTCAAGGTCCACGAACATGACAATACCCTCGTTCCTGCCTTTAAACCTAGCAATCTCGGGGACAAGGAAGCGGGTGTGGGAGAATTGGGTGGAGAAGGGCCTACCATCCTTTAAGTCGATATACTGCCCAGTAGCATCAATCTTCCACTCCCTGTTGAAGTATCCCTTGTCTCTAAGGTCTTTATGATTTAGAGGGAAGATATCCAGCTTGGCTTGGGATTGCTCTTTCAGGGAATATTGGCAGACTTCGTAAGCCCTAGATTCACGATCATCGTATCCGATAAAAATAAGTCTTTTAGCCACCCGAATCCTTTTAAAAGATTTAATGTGGTTTACATAAGATATAGGTTTAAATTGTTAATAAAGCAAGAAACTTGCCAGTATCATCCAGAAAAGGAAATCCGATGTAACGAATTTAACTAGCATCCCTATCCCCTTTTAAATACCTGATTAGCCTAACAATATCATGGATAAGCCGTACAGCAACCACCAAACACCCAAGCACAATGGCAAGGGATTGAAAGAAAGTTACAATTTCTGCCCACTTAATTGCGGCTGTAGTAAGACCACCTCCAAGAGCATAGCTTTCCAGACTTTCTTTGTTGCTGGTCCAAAAATTTATAAGGTGGTCCTTCATCATTGTATTACCTATTCATCGAATTCATCAAACGGATTAGGGGTTTCGGCTGTTGGCTTAGCCCCCTTACGTTCGTAATCGAAGATATTCCTTTCACGGATATCCTCTAATTGTTTACGGATATATTTAGTGCGGGGTTGAGTACCTTTTTCAAAGTCCTTAGACCCCCTGATTACAGCATTGTTAAAATCATCAACACGGTAAAACTTGTTGCCAATCTGCTTCTGAAAATTAATCCAGTTCTTTCTCTGTTCATTAATTTCGTTTCGGTAGGCCTCTTCTAAAGGCTTATTTCCTTGACTTCTGGCGTTAATCATATTGGTTCTGGCCCTGATAGCTTTATCCACTATAGTAGCAACTCGGGGCTTGTTCATATTCTGAGCCACGTTCTGTTCGTAGAAGGCTTGCCTACGTTCTGACTCTTTAGTGGGTGCAAAGCCGAGGGCCCTTCCAACCCGTTGCGGTAGGTTAAAGGAGGGCTCTTTAGTATCAGGGTCTTTGGCAGGGTATATAACACTACCGGCCCTAGATTTAATACCCCCTGTAGGGTTGTTGGGGTTCATATCCCTAGTTGCCGTTACTACGTCTTTAATGGCGGGAGGGAGTAGGCTGGTAAGGTCTTTAGAGGCTGCGACACCGCCCACAAGGTTAAGGGGGGATAGGGCAGGAGGAGTCATTGCAGAGTAATCAATTTCCTTGCCAAGGGCTGATTGACGGAATACTTCAAACGGCTTAGAAAGAATTTGCTCAAAGGAAGCGGGAAGCTGAATAGAAGTGGTAAGGTCTATTCCAGTCAATTGACGGAGGGGACCTTTTTGGACAATATTAGCCCAGTTGGGCCCAAGAGCCTTAGACAACCATCTACGGAGGTCGATATCAAAGTCCTTTGCTGGCTTGGGAACATCACTGAGGCTATTTTCGAGAATATCATACAGGTTATAGAGGTCTTTAACTGAGGTATAAAAAGGTAAACCAGCAACCCCCGCGAGAGCTAGATAGGTCCCGAGCATGTACATAGCCCCGATCTTACCCTCTTTTCCCCGATTCATGGCCAAGTCTTTAATCAACTCCCACTGAGTAAGGGGTTGGGTTGAGAAGGGAAAGGCAACGGCAGCTTGAACTCCCCGTTGGGCCCAACCTCTACCAGCCTTGCCGTATTGTCCGTGGGATTTTTCCATGAGATAAAAGGCAAGGGCCTCTTTAGTGGTGTATTTTCTATTAGAGTCTCGGTAAGCTATCCACCCATGGTCGGGGGTGGTTCCTTTAATCCTTCCCTCATAGGCATCAAGCACACGCTCGAACACCTCGGGCTTGGTAAACTCTCTGGATAGAAGAACGATAGAGCTAAGGCGGGATACTTGTTCACCGATGGAGACAAAAGAGCCAACAACTTGTGCAGCTATCTGAGCCTGCTTCTTAAGTTGCCCCTTGGCCCCGACAGTCTCATAGCTGGTTCCCGCGTTCTCATCAATAAGGATAGATTCAGACAGGTGAGAGGAGGCAAAGGTTTTGCCCAACTCAGCTTGCTCCTTTGTGAGAGTCCCATCTCTCTCCATCTCATCCCAAAGCCTAGCATCATTAAGGTACAATCCCTTTCCTCCCATAGTCCTTTTGTAGATTCGGGAGGCATCTTTAAACGCTTTAGTCCAGCGGCCAAGGTTACTAATGTAGGAGCCACCCCCAAGGGTAAGGAGAGGCACTAGGGCTTGAGGACCGTTGAACAACTGTAGTACGGCAGACTTAAGCCTAAGACCCATGGCCCAAAGGAAGTTGGCATTGCGAAGAAGCATGAAGTCAGTGCTTCTTTCCCTGTTGTACTCAACGAATTTCTCAAGGAATTTAATGTCTCGGAGATTGTAGCCTTCCGTGCCGCCAAGCTCCTTGAGTTCAGCCATGTATTTTTCAATCTCACCCCAACGTCCGTCTGACTCTTTGTTGGATTGGTTTAGGGCTCTGGCGTGTACCCAAGTCTCCATAACCCTTGACCAGTTGGTAGAGTAACCATCAATGTTACTGGACGGACGGAGGTAGAAAGCCATGCGGTTCTGCTCAAGCTTACCTTCAACCATGCTTTTTATGGCCTCCATACTCTCTTTGGATTGGTCCCCATACAGGGAGTAAATGAGTTCCATAGAGATATGCTGAGGAGGGATACGCTTTAGAATTTCGTTATGAGTAAGACGCTTGCGGTCTTTGGGGTCAGCACCAAGGACGTAGAATTCATCAGGGTTGTCAGTATACTTCTCCAACCGTTGTTTTAATTCCACTTCCCGTTGCTCTATGGTCTTGCCTGTGTCATTCTCTTCCAAACCATCAAGGTATACAAGCTCATCTTCAAAGCCCTCACCCTCTTCCCCAGTCTCAGGGTCTACCCCTTTGCGGAATACCATTACCGCCAGCTTGCCAAAGCGGAGGTGGGGGGCGTAGTCAGTTTGCTTCATCTTGGCGATATTCTCAAGGGCGGTAACAATGTTGTCAAGGCGTTCCCGTTGCTTTTCGATAGTCCTCTTCATCGGGTCCTCGGGACCAGCATCCTTTGTATCGTCCAACAGGGATTTGGAATAAGCCTTAATCTCATCTACTGTTGCGGTTTCAGGTAGGCCAAACTCACGAAGAAGGGCCCTAAAATCCCTTTCGTCCTGTTCTATAGTTTTTGTGTAGTTGTCCCTGATAGCAACAAAGTCAGCGATAAGCTGAGGGTCAGTGACTTGCCTTCTTGAGCCATCCATCCAGTCAAACTCAAGGGTGGGCTTACCCGTAATAGGGTCCACTATGACAATAGCCTTTGAGGAGTTCATACGTCCAGCGTTTAGAATCTGATGGGCAATGCTAAAGTTATTGGGCCTAGAGATTTGGATATCCCGAGGAATAGTACCAATCTCTTTGGAGATTTGGGAGATACGCTCAAGCTTGCCACGGAAGTATTGTACAACAGGGGTCATCCACGGATAGCGGGTGGCTGCGTTTTGCATGGTGCTGAGGAAGTAATCCGGCAGAGTAATGTGGCGAATATTTTTCGGGTCCCTGTCCTTGAGGAGGTGGTCAAAGCCCGTGTCCTTTTGAAGGACCTTGTGAGTTTCCCAAATATTAGTTCCCATACGCTGCTCACCCCAAGCCTCGTTACGTGCTTGGTTCATGGCGTAAAGGGCGTTATTAATATGTTGGGGAGTAACCCCTGCAAGGATTTCCTCGGGGCCTTTAACAGCATTGGCGTTAAGAACTTGACCTAAACGATGTATAGCGTTAGCCAGTTTAATAAAAGTCTTGGAGGCTTGCCCATAAGGTTGAGGTACTTGGCCGTTATAGCGTTGCTCAAGGAAGTCCGTGAAGGCCTTGGCTTGAAGCATGGGGTCAGAAAAGTTAATTTGAAGGTCACGGATATCAATGCCCATGTCTTTGGACAGTTTGTTGATTATATCCTTTCGAGCCGAGTCAAGGGAAACTTGGTCAATGTTGTTGATGAAACCATTCTCGGGAAGAGTAAGATAATGGAACAACGCTTCAATGGGTGCGGGGTTATTCTTGAAGTGCCTAGCCCCTTGGCCCCTGATAAGGTCCATTGAAACCCTTGCAAGGTTGAGGAGGTTGGCCCTTTGCTCGGGGCTTACCTTGGTGGGGTCCTCAGCAAATTGACGGAAGGGGGTTCCGGTAAAGTCCGTACCAAAGACAGACTTAAGAACAGCATCAAGGGCCTTGGCGACGGAGAAACCATTCTGCCTGAACTTAATGTGTGGGCTGAAAGATGCAAGGGCCCGTTCAACACCGTTGGGGTTGATCTTGGGCGGGGGTGCTTCCCCTTCCGCTTGTTGTTGCTGTTGTTGTTGCGGAGAGGAGGTAAGGGAGCCTAGGTCAAGATTAACCCTAGTCCCTATTTCTCCATATCCCGTAGCTGTTCTTCCGCTTCCTTGATTAGGTACGTTACTTGATTGCTGCGGGGCCGGAGTCTCTGCAACTCTTTTAAATATTCCGTCCACACCTCTTTGCTGTCGAAGGGGGTGGGAGTATCTATCAGGGGGATTTCGTCCTTTGTCATCGGCATACATTCCTTTTTGTTTAGCGTGTTTGATGGCAGAATTGGAAACTAAGTTAACCAACCGTTCGTGGAGTTCTTCATTCCCCGTCACTACATGGTCCGTTTGGTAATCTATAATACCAGATTTATGAAGTCCTTTGTTGAGTATATCGTAAAAGTTCTCTCTGAACCATTGCCAAGGTATTCCTTTAGTTCTGGATATGTCATAAGCTTCTTTCTTAAGAACTTTCTTAGCTTGCCTGTACACAAGGTCAAATACTTTTCCAGCTTTTTTATACTTTTCCAGCGTATTTGTAATGTGTGAATTTTTAGCCACAGTATCATCTATAAATTTATGGCTAAGGGGCGACAATTCCACCTTATGCGATTTACCACTTGGGCAATGGGCTATGCAAGAATACTCGCCGGGATGGTAAAACAATCCGGCTATGTCCATGCTGCTTAGAGGTTGTTCGGTGGGATGGTTGTGGTGGATAGTCATAGATTCAGATTCAATAAAGATATACTGGCTGTTATCATACCCAATTTTAACTCTGCTCCTAACGCCCTTCATAACACCAATAACTCTTCCAGTGGTATCATCAATACCCACTAGGTTTTCAACTTTGTTTTCTTTAAATTTGGACAGAACAAAGTCTTTAGCGGCCATATGTAAACCTTCGATAGTTTGAGGATACACGGTCTTTTGGTCTTGAACCCAAAATTGGAATTCAAGGTTTTGTTTGGGGTGAAGAGTTCTAAAATCCCGTTCTCTTAACGGGATATATTTATCTTTTTGTTCAGGGGTCTGTTGGGTGGGAGGGGCAATCTCCACGCTAAAGGCATCGGGCCCGAACTGGGCTGAGGGGGTTTC